TCTTTGAGATTCTCCTTTGCTGCTACAATCTCCGACAGATGGCCGAAGGCTTCAGATTTATATTGCTTCAGCAGCTCACGTTGTTGCTGGGTAAGAATGATTTCCATATTATTTCCTTTCAGGGTTAATGGCAGCATTAGCTGCACAAATATTTGACACAAGACAGAGAGGCCAATACAGGCAACGAGATAGTACAAACAGTGTAAATCGTTGCTACAACTTCAATGATAAACTCTTTCATATTATTCTCCTGTGTAGAACATATCTTCGTCAGCAGACAGGCTGCCACGAATGCTCATTTGAATGTCTCGGAGAATAGCCATCTCTTCGAGGTCGCTGTAATAATCTTCTTCTGCTTCCACATCTTCAATCACGAGCTTCCCCTTTGCTTTTTTAGTTTCTACAGCGATGGCATACTTCTCAAACGAAGCCCAGTCAAGTCCTTGATTAGACATCTGAATCATGTCTGATGCCAAGTCTTTATCTACTTGAGAATGAATACGGGCAGACATTGAGCACTGTCGCGTATCTGTCCAAGCCTTGTCCATCCGCTCGTGACATGCGTACCGATAACCTACAAGAGCTTGTTTTGTTTCTGTAGAGCGATGCTTACAGGCTTGGATAGACATTGTTCGGTTGGTGTCCCCACCAAGGCTGAACAGATAAGGCTGCACCTTGCCATCCATCTTTGGATCAAGTAGATCAAATTGATTCATGCCCTTGAACTCGGGAATCTTCAGAACATCTCGAAATGAGTAAGCTACTATCATTGTGCAGCCCCCAGCATCTTAATACTATCTGCCACTTCCTTCTTCAGAGCATGCCACTCTTTAGCTGTAATAGCTGTGTAGCCCGAGATTTCCTCTGCTGCCTGAACGTCATAGGAGCCTCGTGCCGCTGTGTTTGTGGCTACAAGGTAGGTATCTACCAGACACTTCGCTGTATCTGTGTATCGAGCTTCTACGATGCTTACAGAGGCATTCTCTTTGTCAAGGCAATAGTAAGTGTCCCAGACGCTACCGCTTTGCTTAAAATACTTCATACTTCCTCCTTGTAGGTTGGGGTGAATTTGGATACATTGGCCTTGGCATACGAGATCGGCTTCATAAGCTTATTTGCCGAATTGAAGCACCCCCATTTATCACGATCAACTTGCCGCAATTCGTAATGGTCTTGTGTTGAGGATTGGTAGCCAGCCAATGTGTAAAACCCATCAGTTTGTGTTGTACAGAACTTACTCATGTTGTTGGAATTGGTGACGTTCCACGCTGAATAAACGTCATACCCGCTGCGTGATAGCATTGCTGCAAAGCCAAAATTTACCACAAGGCAATCTGTAAGCTCCTTCAGGATTTCCTCTTCACTTTGGTTCTCCACGGCAAAGACTAGCTCCTTCGCTTCTTCCAACACAAGCTTTGCTTGATTAAGCAAATCATCTCGGCTTGCCACATGATCCAGCTTTCCTGTCAAAGTTTGAAACTCTACAACACTTGCTACACAATCATATATTCGATTCATCAGTCCTCCTTGTCACGTTCTATGCCGATATTGCCACGAATTAGATTGCTCGTTAAATACTGCCAAGTCTTTCAGATGCTGTCCAATCATATCTTTGAAGTAGTTCCAAAGTGGAGAGCCTTCTGTGAGGGTATGCCATGTATTGCTTGCATAATCCGTTCCGTCTATTGTAACACACTTCTTATCCCAAATGCCAGTTATTTCTCCTTGTACATCAATAAAAGCTGGAAGGCGAGTATCACGCTCAAATGCGATACGGGACACGTCGCCTTCCTTAGCCAGAGCCACTGTAACGCCCATTGAAGGGAGATGCTCTTGGACAATCATTAGAAGCCCTCGAATTCTGCAAGAGCTTCATACTGATCATCTGTGAGCAGCACTTTAGAGAAAACAAGGCCTTCATTCTCCCCATCGTAGAAATCTGCTACTTCTTCTTCTCGAAGAATCACAAAACTTCCATCACAATCTACACAAGTGTATTCCTTTGTGACGAAGTCCTCGCAGTTAGGATGGTGCCAAGCCAGTTGATAACGACCTCCGTGATCAGTCATTTCAGGGGTTTTAGCCCCAGACAGACAGTTGCACATGTTAGCCTCGACTATCAGTAACTTGGCTGTACTTACGAATACGAGAGGGCACAGCGAGGCTCTTAGCCGCCTTCAGGTAACGCTGAAGAGCACGAGCACCGTCTCGGGTAGGGTCACCTTGCAGAAGGGTGTAGGAGCCGTTGATGTAAGATTCAACTCCCCAGAAGTAATTTGTGTTATTCATTTTGTTTCTCCTTTATTTAAGTGCTTGAACTACTTCTTTAGGTAACTCTACTTCAGACATTACCCACGTATCTTTAAATAACATCATTTGTTTTGTAGGTACTCGAACATATCCGTTTGTGATGTTAGCAACCATGCCTCCAGAAGCATGGTCGAGAATGCCTTCCATAATATCATCTGGAACTACAAGAATTGTATTACCATCCGCTGCTTTCTTCACTGCAACAATCAGCCAAAATGTTCCATATTCAAGCCAATGTCTGAAGTAGCCATGCAGTGACTTATCTAGGTATTTGATTGTGCTCATACCCCTCCTTTATTTAAATCGTTTCTTCAAGTATTCAATATCAATGAACAAAGGGCTAAAGCCTCCGTCTTCAACATTATGCATAACAACAATACCACGGTGATGTTTATTACCAGTAAAACCTTTATAAGACTCGTCAAAGTCGTAGCTTGCCCCAGCAATAATACTCCACTGCTGTACACCAGTATGAAGTGTTCTGGTCGCTACGTCAAGTGTTTGGCGATGCCCTTGCACTACTGAGCAGCCAGTGGACTTCAGTACATTCAATGCAGACCCGCCCATTGGTTTCCCAGTCATCGGGTGCGGCCAGTAATGTATGAAGGTTACTCCCCCAATCACAACAGGCTTCAGGAAATCTACTACTTCCCAACCAGAGTCTTCGTAGCGAAGCTCCTTCAACCCGAGGAAACCTTCAAGCTCTGGATTAGCTTCTACGTGACGGAGGATTCTCTCTTCGTGGTTGCCTAGTGTAAGTGTCATCCGTGGCTTCCAACTTGGGTCTTTTATCTGCGTAGCCTTGATAGGTGATAGCAACACGTTCATTCCGTTAATACTCGCCTGAATGTCCAGAGCTACACGCTTTCCTTCAGCAGACTTCTTCCCCTTATCGTAACTAGACAGGCTTGGCATATCTGCAAAGTCTCCTGCACACACAATCACATCCGGCTTCTTATAGGCGATGTATTCACCAATGCAACGAAGGTATTCCGTATCAGTATCGGGCTTCACTTGGCTATCGGGAATGTAGATAATCGTTGGGCCTTGTTTAGTTTGGTCTGTGTTGATACGAACAATATCACTTTTCACTGGCGATGTCCAGCGAAGCATTGGTTGGTCTGGAGTAGGAGATTTGTAGGTAACAGTTCGTTCAATCCCCTTGTTCAAGTAATCCCAAACACTGCTGTAAGGAACATCCAATAAACGAGAAATCTCTCGTGGCCCTTTGCCCTGCTCTGCGTACAAAGACGCGTCCTGACGCCATTCTATAATGCTGCTCATCAATACCCCTCCGGCAATTCGCCACAATATGCTTCCTTCATCCCACCAGAAGCCACTTCATCGTAATCACACATCTGCTTATAAAAGAATCGCAGAAACACAAGCTCCTTTGCTACATCTCGGAAGATGTCTAGCTCTGTTACTTTCACTTCCATTGTTAGACTAGCCATTATTTAATCTCCTTTAAGTAATTACGATAAGCCTCTGCACGAGCTTTGGCATTGTTGAGCATTCTAACATCAATGTTGAAAAAGGTCAAGAGGTTTATTTGATCTGCTGCCTTCATCCCCTTAAACTTTGTCAGATCTTGCATAACGTATGCCTCTTCCTTGCTCACTCCGTTCTTATCCATAATCGTCTTCAAATCATGGCAGGTTTTGCACAATACTTGTAGACCTTCCTTGCCACAGAACAGCTTATCAACGAAGTCTGCAACGTCCTGCTTGCAAGTAAGTGCTCCACAAGCCTCTATATGATCTACAGCCACGTCTTTACCTGAGAATAACCCCTTACACTCTGCACACTCATAGCACACCTTCTGGCGCTTATTAGGGCCGTTGTAGGGACGTTTAGCCTCTGCTAGTACGGAGTACAGGGAAGGATAGCGTTGCGAGAGTCTTCGCAGGCCTGAACGGAACCAAGTCCAAAAAGCTTTATCGTCATCAAGAGCCATATTTAGCCTTCAGCTTTTCATATGTCTCACGCTCCTTCAGTAGTGCCTTGTCTTTAGCTTTCCGCTCTATTTCCTTTTTCTTCACGTTGAATGCCTTCCGCTTCTCAAACTCTGCATCTGTCTCTTCTTGCATAAAGGACACAGAGAACGTGGTGTGATTATAGCCACTATCTACCATAAATGTGGCTTCATCCCCGTAGGTATGTATTAGTCTTTGGGTTGCTAATAGAAGACCCTTTAACGTGCAACACGCAAGTGGATCAACCACAGGACAAGTCACTTCAACCTCCACCAGTTTCTTTTTAAGTTCCGTCATAGGCTTTATGCTCCAACCAGACTTCCTTCAATCGACAATGTTCCGCCCAAGATTCAGGACACTCGGGCTCCCACTCCCAGCTCATCCCGCTCATTATAAATGTTTGATAATCCTTTACGGTCTCCACTGTACGAAAATAGTGGTCACTAGGTAGACGTTTCATTTCTTCACCCCTCCTATTTAACTTTCAACAGCAGCACAGAGGCTGCAAGGAATGCTACACCAAGCCAGTTATACATATTTAAGGCTTCATGTAGCCGGTATGTGTTTACAATTCTGAAGACTACGTTGATCAAAGTGAACACGCTTCCGCAGACGAACAGGCTTGGCCCTTGACGAAACCCATAGAACAAGCAGAGCTGCCCTAGCATCATCGGAATAAAAATGTATGGCAAAGCTATCCAAAAGCTATGGTAGAAGGCTCCTCTGTAAATGCTCTCTACAACAGCTATACATACGTTAGCTCCAAGCAACCAGAAGAGCCAGATCATATTATTGCCCCTTACCAAAGCGCATAAGAAAATCGTCGAGAAACCATTTAGACTTTGACACGTCATAGGCAATGTCAGTGCCTTCCTTGCCACCACCTTTACTGGACAGGTACATTCTACGGCATGCCTTCGTAACATTGCCAAGATCAAAGTCTCCACCAACCAGCGCATATATAAGGTCATTCACCTCTACGTTTGCAGGGCCGTGTGATGTCTGAACAACAATCTTATAATAGTCGCTACTCCCTCCATCACTCTTTACCGGAACAATGTTGCTCATACCCTTCTCCTTATCTTATTTAACAGCAATCTTACGAGCCAATTTCCTATTCCATTTATGAGCAATCTGATGCTCACGGAATGTATCTGGAAAAGAACTTCCCCATTTATTTCCTACGTAATCAGATTGTACCATCGTGAAGAAATCATATTCTGCGGAGATTTCTTGGAAGTAGTGCTGCTGACGGAGGAAGGTGAATTGGGAGGGGTTCATGAATAGTTTCCATGACTCTTTGTGAATACTTCCTTTCCGTCCACATAGTACGTTGTGTAATCTGTATTCAAATAGCCACCTTCGGTGTATTCGCTTTCATATTTAGATCCATCTGGAAACTTTTCCTTCAGCATTCTGTACTCATACCAGCTAGGTTGCAGTAAAGTTCGTGACATGTTCTCTCCTTCAAAAGTCAATCTTCAATTTGGTTAGGACGTCTTTGACAATAACCCTGTCGTTTTCCCAGCGGCGCATATGTGCACAATCGACGTACATTTGCAGAATGTCCAGATAATCTTTGGTATGCTCGACACCGTCCCATGCCTTGTAGCAAACAGGTTCTGGATACCAAAGCTTGTACGTGCAAGCCATTGCTTCCCAGCACTCTTTATCCGTCTTTAAATCAACAAGCAGATTGTACACAGACTTGTCTCCAAACTTCACTTTGCACAGATCTGTTGGCTTGTAACAGTCTACAGAATCACCCAGCATAATTTGCGCGTATTCCCATTTACGTGACGTGCCCTTAACCTTCGTTCCTTCAAGGTGCAACTCGCCAAGACCAGAGATATAGAGAATGTCCTCATCCTTCACAAAGTTATACAGATACCCCGCATTTGAGTAGGCGTCTTTATCTTGAGAGCATTGCACAATCTCTTTACCCTCTTTAAACCCCCGCCAAGCCCACTGAGCCAGTACATCATCAGCTTCACAGCCAGAGGTTACGTCTGCTGCGTGGTGTTTAATTAGGTAGTCCCTAACAGCCTTTAGCTGCAAAGGTTTTGCTTCAGGGCGTTTGTGTTTGTAACGCTTAGGTAAGGGAATATCGAGGCGGAAGTTGCCCTCCCCTGACATTACCACTTTGTAATTGGACGTGTCAAGCTTTTCACAAATTGATTTGATAGTGGCCTTAGCTGCCCCAAGTGCATATCGAATATCTTCTGGAGTTTGCTTGTCTTCAATATCAAAATCAAGAATATCCCACTTGGTGCCAATGTGTTCTTTAAAAGCTGTACGATTATCAAACTCAGAAGTTCGGCCTGTAGGCTTATGTGTAACAACAATACTTCGTCGTTCGTTCATAGCTGCTGCACGAAAGGCTACCGTGTCTCCGTCTATCACTGCTAATTCTGCCATAAAGTCTCCTCCTAGGTGTCCGTTTTGTTTGTACTTTCAAGAAAGGCTAAATCCTCTTCTTGATTGTACTTCCTGTGTATTTCTTTGTGGTGCTTTATACACAGCCAAATAACAGATAAAGGAGAATCATAATCTGGGTGGTGGCCTTCTACCTCTAATTCTCCACAAACCAGACAAGGAAGTTTCTTCAGGGTGCCTGCTCGGACTGCATTAGACACGGCAGAGTTAGCAGCCTTTTGTTTCTTGTTCCTGGCAGACCAACTTCTACTTGAATCCAGATGTGCTTCTCTCCCTTTACCAGACTTTTGTCTCTCGATGTTCTGCTTATTTCGGGCATGCTTATTTGGGCGATTGCGGTCGTATGCAGTATAGTAATCTTTCTTTACTTCCTTGTTGGCCGCTACGTTTTGTTTTACGCATATCTTACATTTCCCAAATAGTTTTCCATTTTTCTGGGCGTAGTATTCTGATAAAAGACATTTTTGATTACACTGCTTACATACTTTAGTTTCCATAGTTACTCCAAAAGCCCCCTCGTGAGAGGGGGCTTATTTAATGTTGCCTAGAAAGGAATGGAATCGTCGTCAAAGTCAGGAGCAGGCTTAGGTGCTGCCTTCACTTTAGCTGCTGGCTTGCTTTCGACCTTAGCAGGAGCAGATTGTTCAGGCTTCTCTTCACGTGTAGCTTCAAACTCTTCAACAGCCTTCTGCATAGCAGAACCTGCATAGTTTGTTGCAGTCTTAATCTTCTGAATAATGCTATAACGTACAGTTTTAAGATCTTCTGCTGTAGCATTGTCAAACGTAACACACTTAGCAGGCGAGGCCAAAGGCTTCACAACAATGGGGCCATCGCCAAGATCAGGGACTTCAGAAGCGCCCTTGAAATTCACATTGGTGAATACAACAGGATTACCAGCATCATCCTTCTTATCCTTGGACTCAGTTTTCTTCACTTCAACTGTTGCCATGAACGGTTCATCCAAAAGAACTTCAATATCCATTGTCTCAATTACTTCAGGGTTGCCTGTGGCTTTGGCAATCTTGGTAAGCAGATTCGCAGGGTGGAAACCCCACTTCTTGCCATCAATCATATTGCCCTTGGCATCGCGAGGAGGAACAGCAGTGAAATTAACGCCTTCCAGCTTGCCTTGGAAGGTCTTGTTCAGACACAGGCGATAAGGAAGATTACCGATGTCACCACCATAGTCGACAACATCATGTGTCAAGTCAGCAAAGACAGCTACTTGGTGTGCAGGCTTCTGCGGCTTCAATTCGCCTGTATCAGGATCTTCAAAATCGTCACGTTCCTGAATGCCAAGATCAACGATCAAAGCAACTCGTGCTGGGCGGGAGCCAGCCTTCGGCTCTGGATATTTACGTGTAGGATCGAAATCACGCTTCTGAGTTGAACTTGTGCTGTTTGCATTCTTAGGCTTAAAGGCCATAGTTATTTCTCCTTCTTAGTTTGGGCTGTGTGTAGCCGTTGTGTGAAAACTACTTATTACGAACACGCATTATACATCACCTTCTACTACCTTGTCAAGCATTTCCTCTGAAGTATTTTCAGGAGGTTTAGGCTTCTTGTGGAGACCAGACTTTCTGTAAGACCTTCTGCCCTTTTTACTCTTGTCCTTCACTAGAGTAGCGGAAGACACAGCTTCCCCAAAAAACTCTGCAACACAAAGAGGCACAGAATAGTCTTCCAAGAACTGCCACCTATCCATCTGTCCCTTGATAGCCCAAAGCTCTTTCCGTAACTGCTTCGAGGTAAAAGCAGATTCTCCTATGGCGTAAAGATAATCTACTACAACATTCACATCCATTTCGACGAGGGTGTACCAGTCAAAATAGGCCAAGATAACAGGCCTCGGAAACCTAGCGCCGTTTTTCTTCCCGTAGTGGCTTCGGTAATTGAATGGAAGCTTCAGACGAACCTTGATTCGATCCATTCTACACTGAACGTCCGCCTCGCTTAACCAGATTAGAGAGCTTACGCAGTGGTTAAGCAAAGCAGCATAATCATGTGTTGTAGCTTTGTGTAAAGTCTTAACCCATATCTTCGGCGGTTTTCGATTTCCCCTGCGCCACTTTGAGAGGGTAAGTTGTTTTGACAAGGAGAGACCCGCGTAGGGCGAGCCTTCTTCGTGAAAATTCTCCTCATAGTCCATGAAACTGTCCATATTCAAAGTCTGTTCCTACTAGAGATTTTACCCATATCTCCCTGCACTCGCAGGCTCTTTTAAACGCTTCTTCGTTTCCGTACTTAGTAATGGAGAATGATTTTGTGACTAGCTTTCCTGCCTCATTTGTGTAGTGCGCAAGCCAGCTCCGTTTATTATTCACTAGACAAACTCCGGTCACACCACTTGTGTTTGAGCGGTGCATCCTCGTATTTCTAGGCTGTTGCTGGGGAGGTATCCACGTACAGTTTTCAGGGCAATAGTTACCATTGACATCTACGCGCTCTAGTGTAAGCCCTTCTTGGTAACTAGGGTACATATCTTTCAAGAACCCCTCAAATGTCTCCCACTCGTCGCAAATACTTATCCCCCTTCCTCCGTATCTTTCATAGTTGATTGCAGCAGGATTTCTGCAACGTGTTCGCATCGAAGTCCACACAGAGTACAAAGGAGAGTCCGAAAGGCCGTGCGTTGTACTATTTTTCTTCTGCAACTCTCGCTGCAAGCATCCACAAGACTGTGTGCGGCCAGTGCGCAGCCCGTTAAGCAGAGCTGTAAATATATTTCCACAGTGACACAACACTTGAAATTTCCTCGCAGTTTTCCCGCAGGGGAAAAGTACCTTTGGTAGCTCCTCTATAACAACTAAGGGGCCGTAGCTATCTCCAGCTTCTACTTTTATCTCAGCTCGTCCTGCCATATCTCCTCCAAGTTCTTAAACCAACATGTTACCACATTTCCAGTTGGCTGTCAATATGCGCCTATCAGTGAACATCCTTCCAAGAACCGTTAAAAGCCATCTTTCCTTCCGCCGCGAGGGCTATTGACAATTTCAATAATTCTCCTGCTTTTACGATAGCCCTCTCTGCCATTTCTTTAATTACATCTTGAGCGCCATTCTCAACTTCCCAAGAGTATTCGTCGTGCTGGCTCATAATACGTTTTACAACAAATCCTTGGTATATGTAATACGGCCTACCAAGATCATCGAGTAGAAAATCTCCTAACCAATTATCAATAAGGCAGTAGGCATAGCTCATGGCAATTGCCCCCAAGCCCTGCCCAAGACAGGACAGTAGAACATTCTTACCCCGTACAGAAACAAGTCTTCCATCGCATGCAGGTATGTACTTGCCTTTTCCAACCGTGTCAAAGTATTTTTCTACAGCCTCTTTGAGCTTTCCTAACCCCTCATTCGTCTTCCAGTAGTTTTCATAAGCAAACTTTCCTTCTTTTGTAGACAACCCTAAGCTGCTTGCGAGCTTTGCAGCCCCTCCGCCAAATGCGAGAAGGTATGCCCCGGTCTTAGCCCTATTACGGAAAGGTTTGAACTCTGGATTTTCCTTGTTAGAAGGGTCGGCGGGATCAAACTTTTTAGCAATATGCGGGAAAAAAGCGAACGCATTGAAGCTATGAATGTCGCCATTCAGGTTCATATCTGCAAATTTACCCTCATCATACTTGTAGGTGTAGTGTGATAATGTCCTGTTCTCTAATGCCGCAGCGTCCACGCCACAATACCAATTTCCCTCGTCAACAATAAACAAATCCCTCATCTCTGCACCAAGCAATACCTTGATATCTGCCTTTGGACAATTTACAACTGTCCGGTGTTTGACACGGCTTGTAGGCGCATACCCACTAATCTCTGCTGACAACCTCCCATCAAATGGAAGTCGCCAGTTATTCAGCCACCCTTCTACAACTCCCTTACGATTCCGCAGAGACAAGAAGCGAACAACCTTCTTAGGAATCTCGCCTTCAATCCTCAACAAGTTTGGACAGATGTTCCCCTGATGCTGTATCTTCGGTGTTGTACGAATTAGCTTACCTTTCTCATCTCGAATGGGTTTATTGTCTGGCCCCTTCTTAAAGTTCCAAAAGTCATCAGCAGGCTTCCATCCGTTCTGAATAAAATAGTCTTTCAGTTCTACGTTGTCCTCAATCTCCATAGGAAGCTTGATAGGAAATACCTCATTGGCTGCCAAGGGTGCCTGCAGACCGTAGGCGTAGATAATCCCATTCTCCACTGTTGCCTGATGTTTCTCCAGCCACTTAACCATAGTCGTAGAATATTCGCCAGACTTTGTGAAAGGCTTTGCGGGGATCTTATAGAAGGCTTGTTCAGCAGACTTCAATGGACGAGGGGGGAGCATTGGATCAACTACAGCCTTAATCTCAGCCATCTCTTTCTCAACTCGTTCAACCAATGCCTTAGCACGATCCTGATTAAACTTCACACCAGTGTAGGCCTGTGCGCTGAATAGCCAATAGTCCTTCTGGATCTGGCGGAAAGATGGGTGCAGCCACTTGCCCGGGTACATCTCTTCAGCCTGCTTCCAGAGGCGCTTAAACACGCCTGCTAGGGCCGTAACGTCATCATCACAGTAGGCAGCCATTAGAGGGTGCCAGAAGGAGAACTCATGGCCTTTAGGTTCATTACCGATCATTGCACCAGCCTCCACTAAGGCAGCACGATAATCCATTTTCTCGTCTTCACTTCCACGAGCAAGAAACTCAAGAGAGTGAAGAGGTGAATTAGGGTTCAGGTACATAGAGAGGACGAAGGTATCAACATACTGAACAGGCTTACCATCCAGCCAGTCCTTACCCTGCTTACCAACACGAGGAACAATATTGAGGTGCTTCCAGATAGCCCAAGCATCATAGCCTAGACCATTGTGAAAAACAATATAGCAACCGTCTTCAAAGGAGTGCAGCCATTCGCAAAATTGTTCTCGTGCAAGATCGTTGCCAATCTGAAAGGGCTTAATTGCAAGTGTACGGCTACCGTCGAGAGAAGTCAGGCGGATATACCAAAGCTTTGTTCCCTGTAAGTATAGTCCATCAGATTCAACGTCAAACAAGAAACCTCCCATTACACCCTCCCCATTATCCAAATCAATCCTTACTATACCACAACCCACTAAGCCTTGTCCAACTCTTCCTGAAACATTTCCTCAAGACAAACCTCGTGGTAATAGTCTTCTTCGTACAAGGTAGGCTCTTCGTGGAGAATCTTCTCTCCGCATTGACAACACATTTTAGCGAAGATAAAGGAATAATTCTCCTCCCCTTGCTTACTAAGAGCTTTGCTGTTCATCACCTGTCCAGTGTGCTCATTTACACTCGTATAACCTCTACTCATTATGCCTCCGCAATCAGATCACCGCAAATTGGACAAGGAACAGATGACACATACCTCTCACCATTCCAGTAGGCAGATTTACTTTTCTTCTCATCCTCTGCATAAGCGTCTGGGAAGTACAGCTTATCCTTATCTAAAACAACACCACAACTATCGCAGCTAATCAGGTTCATTAATTTTCCTCCTTGTACAAATTACGCTCAAAAGCATAAATCCCAAGAGCATCGCTCAAATAGTCCTTGACATCTTGTGCCCCAAAAGAGTACGCGTCTTCAAGTTCACTCTCAGACGGGCCGAAGGCTGCATTTTCACATGCACTGTGCTCATACCCTCCAATAAAATCCTTCCGAAGAATAATCTCAAGGCGTTCCAGCAGAAGCTTCTCTGGTGTGTTGGGATCTTGGCGGTTGTACAAATTCACAGGACTGTCCATATTATAGTTTTCCTTTCAGGGTAAATTCAGCGCCATTGTTACATTTTACGAACATAACATTGCTTGTATCGTTATAGCGTTCAATCCAAATCCGGGTAAGCCCTTCATTGCTGCCACATTTATCTTCAGCAGCGTTGAAGTCTTGCGGGTAGAGATTTACTCCGCAGGCGGATAGTAGTGTAACACAGAGGGTTAGTAGTGGCAAGTGTTTCATGTTTTCTCCTTTGTTAAAAGCCTGTGTTTTGTGACGCTGCCCACTCATCAAAATCGTAGAGCTTGTGCACTAAGTTATCGTAGTACAGTTTACCTGCTGGCCCTGTTTGCCCCGACCAACGGCACTTCAAAAGAAGCATGTTAGTTGTGTTACGGATGATTGGATCTTCATTAGCCTTGTCACGACCAACTACAAGAATCCACGCAGCAGATTTACTAAGTGTAGAAGATCCATGAAGGCCGCTCTCATTTCCAAGCGCGCCTGCACTACCATCCTTTTCTCCTGTGCCTGTCTTGCGCTGGTGAGACACATTGATGATAGAGCAATCATAGCGATTTACAATACTCTTCTGCCATTTCATAAGAACAGCCTGTTCATCGGTAGACAGGCCATCGAACATGTCAGAAATTGTGTCAACCACTACAACCTTGCAGTCGCAGGCAATAACAAGCTGCTCAATCGCTGCTTTAAGGCTTTCTACGTCCCCGTCACGATCATCCACAACCATCCAGCGGTCTGAGCCGTCTTCGTTGTAGAAGAGTTCCTTCTGCATCTCGATAGTGCGGTCTGAACGGAGAACCTCCAGTTTGCTTTCTTGTGGAAGATTCCCAAGCTTAACGCCGATGTGGCGAGACAACATCAGCTCCCCATACTGTCCCTTGTTCTGCTCCATACTCACCACGCCCATTTTATAGGGACTGCTAAAGATCCAGTCATAGATACACTCATTGACAATGGTGCTCTTCGCCTGACCTGTAAAGGCACTCACTACGCCTACCGTGCCTAGAGGAATGCCATCGGCCGTCATCTGATTGAGTGTCTTCATAAACGAGGGCAGGCGCAACTTAGGGCGAAGTGCCTCCTCAATTACGGCATCGTACAACTCTCCACTCCCAACAATGCCAGTGGGTAGGTGAGGACGGGACTTCCAGTAGTCGTCGATAAACTCATGCTCTTTTCCAAGGCGGATATACTCATCAGCGTCCTTGTAACGCATCTTCATAATGTGCCCCTTACCTGCTGGCAGCACCTTGCAAATATCCTCGTTAGCTTTCTTACCTGCTTCGTCACTATCCATGCACACAATAATCTTCGCAAACTGTGAGAAGAATTCATACTGTGCTTGAACTTGCCGATGGGCACCTGTTTCTCCCGTTGTAGGAGAAACTACAGCTACAGTTTCATAATCATCTTTGCCACGGGACTTCTGATTATCCAGAAGCATCTGGTAGGCCGCACGTTGCTTAATCTCACCCCCGACAATGATAACTGTGCGAGTGTGGTTCTTGAAGCGAAACTGCCCAACCATGTCACACTCTCTACCCACAGCGCCAATGGGGTGCTTAAAGTCCTTGGGAAAGAGCCGCGTCTTATACCCTACAAGTTTCCCGTCAATTGTCGTAGGAACAAACTCCTTGATTGGCTCACCAGTTTCTTCGTTGTACTGATAGCGCACCCCGAAGAATGCATTAATCTCTTTGCGGATACCTCGAAACCCCTTGCCATCTACACCTGTGTAGCCCTTAATCTGCTCGTTCTCTTCATCTGTAATTGGTTCCCGTGTTGCCACCTCAATCTCCTCTTCTGTTTTATTCTCTTTGTGCTCTGCAAGCCAATCGTCAGAAGGCTCTGTATAAAAACACACGTGGCAGTAAGAGCCCTTGCCCTCTCCGTAATAGTGGAGGTTGTCTTTGGACGTATCGCCACCTCTTTCAGCACACCGTGGACATTGGCATTTCTTGGCATACTTACCTCTATCAACTTTGCTCAATTATCCCTCCCGCTTATAGACACATCACAATCGCTTTAGTTGTTCCTTGTAGAAATCCAGATCATTCAACACGTCCTCAATCACCCGACTCTTGAACTCAACCTCATCAGCAGCCTCCTCCAACAAATCAGCAATACGATCAGGCTTCCCCTCCATAACAGATTTCCTCGAAGGAATTTGCCTACGAATAGCAGCACGCTTGCGAAGGCGTACAACGAGAGATTCCTGTTCAGGCTCTGGCTGCTTAGCTGGCTCTACGAACATCATACAAGAGCCTCCAACTCAAGATAGAACTCGTGATAGCGAACAGTCCGCTCAATGTCCTTCTGCGTGACACCCTTCAGCCTACGAATATCAGAGTTATGCCGAAGGTCAGCCATCTTCACCTTGATAGCATCTACATTAGATTTCACCTTAGCTTTATACTCCTTGTAGGACTCTCCTCGTTGTTTTGTCACACAGGAAATACCATCAACGACACGCTGAGAAATACCCGCAGCGAGCAAGTCTTCCCTCGTCACATTAGTATCCTCAAACAAATCGTGGCCGATGCCCATGCACATAAGCTCCTCATCATCCGTCTTCAGATAGTGCATCACCTTCAAACAATGCAGGATATAAGGCTTTCCAGCCTTGTCAAGCTGCCCATCATGTGCATTGGTAGCAATCAAAAGCATTTTACTGAGCATCACGTCTTCTCCCTCATAAACTTATGGTTCCCAATAACAGCCACCACTTGCAGCTTCTTTGTCAAGTAATTTTCACTCGCTAGAGTGAAAAACCACTTGCTCCCTTTAGTGGAATCAATTCTACGCCCATTGTGATGTTCTGTCAAGAGGTTCCTCGCTAACGTAAGGTATTTCTGTGGAAACTTAAGAGCAACCTTCTTCCCATTCAGGAAAGAGAACTGTCCTTGCTGCCACACCACCTGACAGACACTCTTATTCCAAGCCTTAGCCCTGTTCAGCACAACATCTGCTACAGCCTTCTGCCCTACGTAGCCCTGATTGCCAGCTTCGTAATGAAGAGTCATTGCAAGGCAATGTGTTTCCTTGGGCGATACAGGGACTATACGGCCCTTTGCATACCTCAAGCTAGGGGTATAGCTTGGCCCTTGTAAAGTCGTGCTAAACGTGAGGATAAGCAGTGCTAGAAGGCATTTATAGGAGGTGGCGAAGACACGTCCTACCATCGCTTCCCTTTACGAGACTCTTTACGATAATACGGATCGTTCTTTGGCTTCAAGGCTTCTGCTAGGCTTTCCTGTGCTACTTGCTCTGCTGCTTCTTTGGCCCAAGTATCCAGAGCATGGGCGGCTTCTCCTGCACTCGCCACACAACACCACAAGTCTTCAGGGCTCAGCAATGCCCATAGACTGTGCTTCAGTTCTCCGTGGAGCATTATATCTCGCATATCACCCCCGCCAAGCCACAACATCAGGTTTCTGCATCTTCGTAGCAAGAATCCATTTGCTTCCAAGGTAGTGGATAGCTGCAAGACGGCATTCGTACAGATAATCCGTCTCGCCGGAAAGCTGCTTCACATTAGGCATTTCAATTTTGTTCATAAACTTTACCTCCTAAAATAATTGTGATTGGAAGCTGTGTACAAAGATCTCTCAGATCGCTATAGAGCAACCTAAGTTGCAAAGCATCTTCCTCTGAAAGCTTCTCTGGGTAAAGCATATCATTCCTCCCAGTGAATTTCAATAGTGGAAAGTGGTGTGCCAACTGCATTCTTAATAGCGTCTTGTTGTGAGGAGAACACTCGGCCACCACACGTTGCGGGGTCTTCCTCGTGGTAACTGCCACGCTTATAAACATTCACCCAGCCACGCTTCTTCTCTGAGGCCATGAAGAGGTCACAGTCAGTCGGGGATGTGTGTGGAAAGTAGTTTCCGTTTTCACAATATCCCCGGAGTTGCCCCTCTACAGCAGCTCCAACTCGACAGGAGATATTCAACTCTTTATCATAATACAAAAACTTAGCAGGCGTCCCATCACGGCAGACAATAGGCTTCCCTGTAATGGCTTGTTCTAGGTTGAATGGTTTAAGCGTTGCTTGTTTCATTTGTTTCTCCTTAATCAATAAAAGTTTTCTTGCATGAAGGGCAGGCGAAGAGGCTGACATACTTCCAACCATCTGCCTCCTCCCGCTTTAACTCCACAGGGAGTTCCCAGAACTCTTCCTTTACAGTAAATTTGTTATCCGTCCAAGCATACCCTGTCTGGTAATCACAGTGTGGGCATCTCATGATTGTTTCTCCTCGTGTTTGTTAAGCATGTAGCTATTGTAAGAGACGATTCATGTATTGTCAAGCATTCTTCTCTATTTATTTTACACAAAGAAGAAAGCCCTGCCAGAAGCTTGTTAGGCTCTTGGCAGGGCTGGGTGTTCTTGTGCTATGTAGTATACTTAGTAGTGTACACCTTAAAGGTATACTTTATATAACCTATAAGTATTACTTATAATTACCTGAGAGGAGAATGCTTATAGTTACCCCTACCCAAACCAAGCTATTAAGCAAGGAAGGATAAGGGCGTAGTAAGCATTCAACACAATTACCCTCGTGTCGTCTAGCTTCTCTTGAGATGTTGTGCCATCCGCGAGTACAGGAGTTATGGCTATCACAATGCCACTCTGCAGGTTTCCTGTAAGCGATGTATCCCCTAAACACAAGGGAAGGAAATCTAGCATCAGATCCCTCGAAAGCTCTTTCCATCACCGTTACCAACCTTGTCCTATGTGCAGTTTCTTCTTAGGACGATACGAGCTATGCGGAACGTTAGTTTCTCCGATACACACAGCAAGACTTCATATGAGCATTGTCTCACATAAATACACAGAAGTCAAGCTTTGTGGAGAAATTATTTTCTAACATGGCCGTGTTACATATCTTGGCCGTGGTAGGTTTTGTTGCACAAAAGGCTTGACGTTCAAGTGTTTGGGTGGTATGATGACGTTATCGCGTTAACTAAAGGAGAAGGAAATGACTAAGAGTAAACAGACCACAAAAATCTGTGTAAGGGAGATGTTTGAACACCTGTTGGAATACGACGAATCTGTGGTAGGCTGCTTAAAATACAAGATTGACAGTAAAGGTAAGAACAAGAGTAGTAGGTTGGCAGGAGATCGGGCCGGTGGATTGTGTGCCAGAACGGGGTATTGCCATGTTATAATAAACGGTGTTAATTACAGAGTACACAGAATAGTTTGGGCACTCCTTTACGGCGAAGCCCCACAGAACCTTTTTATAGACCATATAAACCAAAACAGGTCGGATAATCGTGCTATCAATCTACGCCTAGTTGAACGCAACCTAAATAATAGAAATGTGCGTATGTCTAAAAACAACACTTCTGGTGTTACTGGCGTCACATTAACGAAAAGTGGGACAAGGTATTACTATACTGCTAGGGCACACGTTAATGGCAGAGGCAAGTACAAACATTTTTCTATCAAAAAGCTGGGAGAGAAAGAGGCATTTATCATGGCTTGTAAAGCCCGCGAACAATTTATTTTAGAGTTGAACCAGCATGGCGCTGGCTATACAGATACTCACGGACTGGAGAAAATCAATGACTAGACAAGAAATCGATATCCTGTGGCAACGAGCCATGACAGCAGCTATTGCAGAGGGAGAGCCTATGACGAGGTATCATTTTGCGGAGATGCTTCTTGATTGCTATTCGCGAACAGAGAGTGCCCCAACATTGGAAGAACTCCGTGAAGAGAAGTCTGCAAAGTTCGAGGCTTATATTAAGGGCTTCAAGGATGGTTGGGAAAAGAAGCCTGATAGCTTCAATCTTACAGACCATGCTGTAAAGGTTGAGTGGGATATGAATAAAGTGCCAGTAGAACGAGAAGCCTTCCTAGCTAAAGCAAAGTATCTCGGCTATCCAACAATGCAAGAATACATCACAGCACAGGCTCAGATGTACGATGTTCCTCTGGATGTTGCAAGATCCTGCTTTCAAGTTGGTAGCTACCCGGAGGCATTCACAGGCTTCTTGCAGCTTCTGCGTGAATACAAAATGAAGAAGGGAGATACAAAGTGTTATCAAGAATGAGTTATTTCTGCTACGGTGTTATGGTGTGTAGTTGCGTGAATAGCTTCCTGCGAAGCCCTTCTGTTTATCCGCTGGTGATTATTGCACTGACGGCGTTTTTAATGGTTATGAAGGAGAAAGAATGAGCAGCTACACAAGCGAGTCTATAGGTAATGGAGTGTGGTACACTGGGGATTGCTTCGATGTTATGGCAGAAGCGCCTGAGAACTCTGTCGATTTAATCCTCGCTGATTTGCCCTATGGCACCACAAATTGTAGCTTTGACATTGTTCTTCCGTTTGATGAGCTATGGGAAGCCTACAAATGCGTGCTGAAGCCTACGGGCACAGTCATCTTGTTTGACAATCAACCCTTTACATCTGCTGTTGTCCAGAGCAACCCGAAGTGGTTTAAGCAAGCTCTCGTCTGGAACAAGAACAAGTGCGGTAGTCCGGGCCTTGCAAACATCAGGCCCATGCAAACACATGAAGATATTCTCGTATTCGCTCCAAAACGTACGGTGTATAACCCGCAGATGGAGATAGGTGAGCCATATTCCCGAAAGAGCAAGAATCCTGAAGGGTACGTTGGGCGAGTGAATAATCACGGATACGGGCTGAAGCCTCGCACTGAATTCTCTAACGAGGGCACCCGTTATCCTAAGAGTACTCTGAACATTCCGATGGACGTATCTGCACAGCAACGTATTCATCCTACGCAAAAGCCAGTTGCTCTTGCTGAATGGCTGATTAGGACATATAGTAATGAGGGGGATACTGTATTAGATAATACTGCTGGAAGTGGTTTTACGGCCCTTGGTGCGGAGAACTCTGGACGAAGCTGGATATGCATCGAGAAAGACGAGGAATACAGCCTTACGGCTATTGAGCGTATTAAGAAACACATTGCACAACGGAGGATAAATGAAACCACCAACTAATAACATCCTCTGGGCAATGCGTATTGTGGAGATGATTACTTGTGCCGTTTTGATATTGAATGTATGGCATAAGTGGTAAATAAATATCGCCATATATTTGACTTCTGAGTATATGTGTGATAAGATGTGTACCCTAGTAAAATATAATTCTAATGAAGAAGGAGTAGCAATTGAAGATAAAAGATGACCTGACAGGGAGAGTGTTTGGGAGGCTAACAGTGACTTCCTTTCATGGGATACTACTGCGAGGAGAAAGGCGAGATCGCCAATGGGACTGCCTATGTGAGTGTGGAAACAGTGCAGTGGTAACTACAAACACCTTAAATACAGGTCAAAAGCAGTCTTGTGGTTGTCTGAAGAAAGATCTATTGTCTAAGCGAATGAAAACACACGGGCTTACTGGCACAAAGTTGTATGACCATTGGATGCATATGAAACAGCGTTGCATCAATCCTAATAACGCGAAATATAAAGACTATGGTGGGCGGGGGGTTACAGTTTGCACCGCTTGGTTAGATTCCTTTGAGAAGTTTCTTGAAGACATGCTCCCTACATATGAGCCACGACTATCCTTGGAGCGGGAGGACGTAAATGGGAATTACAACAAGGAAAATTGCAAATGGGTGATACTGGAAGATCAGGCCTTAAACCGAAGGAAAAGGAAGGACAATACTTCCGGGGCCACAGGCGTCCAATTCAGGGAAACTTCCTATCTTGCGTGTTGGATGGAGGGCGGAAAGTATAGATCGAAATCCTTCTCTATTAAGAAATACGGGCTGAGTGAGGCAAGAGAAATGGCAATCCTTTTCAGAAAGGCCGCTATTAAACGTCTAGAGGAGATTGGGGTATTTTACGGAGAGTTTCATGGGCTTAGCCCCGAAGAGGCCATGAAACAAAAACATGAGGAACAAGAATAATGGATCTGTCGCAAAAAGTGTTGTCTGATGTAACTATTTTTAATAAGTACGCAAAATATATTCGAGAAGCAAAACGACGAGAAGACTGGCAAGATTTGTCCGAACGTAATATGGCAATGCACATTCGCAAATATCCACAGCTTCGAGAAGAGATTAAAGAAATCTACCGAAAGTATGTAATCCCAAAGAAAGTTCTCCCAAGTATGCGCAGCTTACAGTTTGGTGGAGCACCGATTGAACTGTCAAATACCCGTATTTACAACTGCAGCTTTTCAAATATCGATAACATGGCTTGCTTCAGTGAGGTCCTTTTCAACCTACTTTGTGGAAGTGGCTGTGGATACTCTGTGCAAAAGCGCCACATTGACCAGCTACCTGTTGTACTTGGGACTAATGGGAAGAACAAGAAGTTTTTAGTTGGAGACAGCATTGAAGGCTGGGCTGATGCAGTAAAGGCACTGGTGAAGGCTTACTTCCTTGGTCGATCTAATCCAGTGTTCGACTATCGGGATATTCGGCCAAAAGGGGCAAGGCTCGTAACGTCAGGAGGCAAGGCTCCCGGGCCAGCACCTTTGCGAGTTTGTATCGAGCAGATGCGAAGCATCCTCGAAGGTGCTGTTGGCCGCAAGCTACTCCCAATCGAAGCTCACGACATGATTTGTCACGAGGCAGACGCGGTTCTCAGCGGCGGAATTAGACGTGCGGCATGTATTGTCATGTTTGACAAGGACAATATGGACATGCTTACTTGCAAGAGTGGTGCGTGGTGGGAGCTAAACCCCCAACGAGGGCGTGCTAATAACAGTGTGGTATTACATCGTAACGAAACCACTAAAGAAGAGTTTGATTTTATCTGGAAGCGTGTTGAAGAATCAAATGCCGGGGAGCCGGGCATCTTCTGGACACATGATTATGACATCGGAACCAATCCATAAACATACGTGTGGATTGAATAAACTCCCCCTTATTGACTTGGAAGCCGGTGGTGCGGCGACAGGGCGCAAGCAAGCGAGAGCTGTGCAGCGTGAGAGACTAAGCGGGGGAGGGCACAGAAGTAGCTATGCGATAGTCCAGCGCACGAGACGATAGGCCAATGTAATTCGTCGGTGTGAGGCGCAGAAATCAGCCTCCGTTCAAATTCTTATTGTAATTTGACTGAGACAAATGTATCAGACGTAGAAACACAACAGGAGTTGGAAGACCGTATCCGTGCTGGAGCTTTCTTGGGGACGCTGCAGGCTGGCTACACAGACTTCCATTATCTACGGGAAGTGTGGCGTACAACTACAGAGGAGGACTCTCTTCTTGGTGTTGGCATCACAGGCGTGGGCAGCGGGAAGGTATTGACGCTAGATTTGACAGCAGCAGCAAAAGTAGCAGTAGAGGAGAACGAACGCGTAGCAAAGCTGATCGGTATTAAGAAAGCAAAGCGCGTCACCACGCTCAAGCCAGCAGGCAGCACGAGTTGTGTGTTGGGAACTTCTTCTGGCGTGCATGCTTGGTATAATGACTACTACATCCGCCGCATGCGCGTCGGCAAGAATGAGGCGTTGTACCAGTATATGCTTGATAACCTTCCAGAACTTGTGGAGGATTGTCAGTCAAAGCCCCACATCGAGGCTGTGCTAAGTTTTCCTCAGAAGGCTCCAGAAGGTGCCCTGTTGCGAACAGAGACGGCCTTGACGACGCTTGAACGCGTGAAGAAGTTGAATCAAGAGTGGATCACGCCGGGGCATATCGAGGGCGACAACATGCACAACGTATCGTGCACAATCTCTGTTCGGGACGAAGAGTGGGAGACAGTTGGTGCTTGGATGTGGGACAACAAGGACTTCTACACAGGTATTGCCGTGCTGAACTATGATGGGGGCAGCTACACCCAAGCCCCGTTTGAAGACTGCAGCAAAGAAGTGTACGAGAAAATGATGGGCTACTTGAAAGATATTGATCTCTCTAAAGTAGTGGAAGAAGACGACAACACAAACTTGAATGACCAAGCAGCTTGCGGTGGCGGGGCTTGTGAAGTGAAGTAACAACCAGACCCCGCCAGTAGGCGGGGTCTTTCTCTTTTCCTTTTCCCCTACCAACCCTGTAAGCCTCTCTCCGTCAGGGAATCTCCCTACCAATTTCTTTCTTGCATTCCTCCTAGCCATTTCCTAATCTGAATTCATGGAGGCAGACAGCAGAATGTTTGTCCCAGATCAAAGGCAATTTTGCCAGATACCCATAAGGAGATTCGCCATGAATGCAACCACGATGCAATATGCAGTAGCAAATGCTCAACGCAAGGTTAGCGCACAGGGGGAGGTAATCGCTAAAGCAGCTCAACACAGTTCTTTGGCTAAGAAGCTCTACACCACTGAAGAAATTGCAACAGAACTTGGCCTATCAAACTCTTGGGTGTATGCCACGATCTCAAGGGATAAGCCGGAAATCGCTGCAATGCACGGCAAGAGGCACCTCTACAGCGCAACCTACTTGGAAACCCTCCGTGCTCGCGGAGCTAAACCTCGTCATCGCCGCGTGCAAGTCCTCAACCCAGTACATCGCAAGGTAGAGCAAGTGAAGAATGTAGCCACAACAATAGCTGAGATTGCCAACAGCGAAGTTCCCCTGTTCCAGCGCCTAGCCTTGATGGAGATGGACATCCACAAAACTGAGCAGATGCTTGAGCAAATACTGCACTTCCTTGGCCTGAAGTCGGGACAAGCAATGTAAGAAAAAGATTGACAAGTTGTAGGAGGGGGCATACACTGAGGTATGCCCTTTTTCTTTGGGCAACAACACAAGGAGAGATTATGAATGCACCTGCGCCGTTGTACATGCTTCAGCCAGAATACCAAGCCATTGCCGCTGATGTAGAGCAGCTATTGGAGGAGATACACCAAAGCGTGCCAGAGGAAGAGATGGGTAATGTTCTCATGCAGATGACAGCAGAGAAGCTCTGTGAGATGGGAGAGTTGCTGATGTGCTTGCTGGCTACGCATGAAGGATACAATTAATGTGCTGTCCGTAATCCCCTTCCATCTCCACTTTATGTCCGTAATTACTTGCAAATTTTGCTTGCAAATAATTCTTGACAACCCTTCCTCGCTTAGATACTATAGCTACATGCTTCATAAACAACACAAGGAGAATGACATGACATACTTTATTCTGGTTCAGGCTTTGGTAGCACTTCTGTTTAGCTTTATTTGGAATACAAATAATTGGCCCAATGTACTTATGAAGATGTTCTTTAGCATTCAAGTTGTCTGGGCAATCTATTTGCTGATTGGCCCTTCCAATCTTATCGCTGCAGTCCTCAATTAAGGAGCTCAAAATGACCAAACAAACTATCGAGTCTCTGCAAGCACAGCTCAACAGTATTCAGCAGCAAATTGAGGTACTGGCTAAGGTGGGGGAAGCTACGAAGGTAGAATCCCCTTGGGCTTTAGCTGATGTTAACGAAGACTGCTATTTCGTAGCCCTTCATCTTAACGGAGAGGTAGACAAAGGTGGCCGTTATAATGACCTTGATCTTAACTCCTTCAAAGAACGCTCCGTAGCAGAAGGCTTTGCCAATGCTTTCCATGTTATGATTGCTCTGCGGCAATGTGAAGGGGCTGGGAAGGTAGGTGAAGGTAACGTGTCACATTGGATGGACGAGAATGAAGAATTTAATGGCACTTGTGCTAGTTACAAGTATTGCTTCACCCTGTTCCCGCCATTCCCCTCCGAAGAGCTTGCCATCGCGGCAGCTACCAAAGTAGGACATGACAAAATCATTGCTGCTTACAAATTTTTGAGTAATGTTGAATAAGGAGAGGGACATGGAATACACGTACAAATGGTATTTTCTTCGCTGGGTTGTTTGTCTTGCGGAGTGCGCAGCAGGATTTTTAGGAGCTATTACACTCGGGTTTTGGCAAACAAGCATAGGGTTATCTGCAGAGGGCTATTTCTTAGACTACTCTGACAGCTTACCAAGGAAATACTAATGACATTCACAAAACGCTGCCACACAAAGCTGTCAGACAGCATCAGCGGAAACTCCGTTGTACAGGATAACTTCTGCGATGATGTTGAACGGGATAACGAGTATGTTATCAATTTTATTCGCAAGCACTATGAGAGCCAGAATCAAGTAGTGCGTTGCTGTGTTGTGGAGGAGAAGTGATATGAAAGAGATTATTGCCGTCATAAGCTTCACGTTTCTCTGTGGATTTCTCTGCAGTGCGGTGATTCTTGTAACTGACAAAATGGACTATGCCCGCTTGCAGAAAGACATTGCTAAGGCGGAGGAGGTCTGCCAAGTCAACCTAGGATTGAAGAAGGTTAGCGTGCTTGGTGCATTCACTTGTGGTAACGGGGTGCAAGGAAAAGTAGGTCAATGAAATACCTCTATGAATTCCGTTGCCTAAGCCCTAAAGACGTGGTAACATTCGTCTATGTTATTGGGAGCAGCCCTGATCACGCTACAGAGCGATTGTCAAAGGAATACAAGGCAGAGGGGTGTGTGCATTTGCTTACTAATAAAGTATCGAAACTTGGAAAGGATTGGGAATGAACAACACATTCACAGATTGCCACGGAGAAGAGTGGACAAAGCATCTTGCTCGTGATACATTCGTGCTCGATGGAAGCACAGACACTGTTTCTACAATTAATCGGGAGAGCAGTTGTGCTTATTCTTCTGTGTATGCTGAGACGTTGGTGTTTCGACTGGGTGAAGCGAAGAAAGGAACAACTATTGTTTGGCAAGGGGAAGACTGCACTGATTCACTGCGGGTTCATAACTCTGTTGTGAATAACCCGAGTATTATTTTTGAGGAGGAAGAATGAGCCGTACTATCGAGGTTAAACCTATTAACGTTGAATTTATCGACAAAATGGGAGACGATAAACGCATCGTAAATGCTGCAAAGGTATCTTTCTCACAATGGGATGACACAGCCTTCAGCGCCAAGGATGCTAACCTGCTGGCTTACCTTGCAACAGGCTTGCCTTCAGCAGAGCGAGATAACTGGGAAGCTATGGCGAAGGCACATACTCACTTCTCACCCTTCTGCCATACGTTCATTAGTGTTCGTGTGCAAGCGCCTTTCTTTCTTGCGCGTCAGCTTGTGAAGCATCAGGTGGGATTATCTTGGAACGAAGAGTCCCGTCGCTACATCAAGAGTGATGTTGCCCTGTGGCTGCCAGACGTTGTGCACGAAGCTCCTGCGCATGCGAAGCAGGGGGCTTCTGACGAGGAGCATAATACACTATTGTGGGTTGGATGCGACGAAGACGGGGACTACCACAATGACGCATTAGGTGCCATCCACGACTCTAGCGTAGATGCCATTAAGATGTACTACCGTTTGTTAGACTCAGGCGTGGCACCAGAAGAAGCTCGTATCGTGCTTCCATTGAACGCAATGACAACGTGGATCTGGTCAGGATCGCTTCTGGCCATGAATAGAATCTGCCAGTTACGTCGAGACGGTCATGCACAGAATGCAGCGCAGGAGTTTGCAGGTAAACTCGGGACAATTCTTTATACCTACTTCCCAGAGAGTATGAAGGCATTGAATTATGGAGAGGAACTCTAATGCAATACAACAACTTCGAGCAATTCTTCTCAGTGTGCCTCTCGATGGCCTCTGGGATTAAACAAAAGACAGCTATGCTGAAATGTAAGAACCTCTATGAGGACTACTACGACGAGGGGAAGAGTCCTGAGCAGGCGATGCTGGAAGAGTGGGGTTAACATGTTGAAGATTAAGCGCACATCAAAACTAAAGTCTCGCACATGGAACTACCGAGTAATCTCCGCCTACTGCGGCAACGGAGAATTCGAGTATGCCATTCACGAGGTGTATTACAACGAAGCTGGAGAGCCTACTTCTTGGAGCACATCTCCTGCTGCTGTGCTTGCAGGAGAGCCTGAAGGAATGCAATGCCAGATTGACTTGTTCCAGAAGGCTCTGGAGAAGCCTTGGCTGAGTATGAAGACTGACATGGACGGCTCTTGGCTGGAGGAGATGTGATGGAACGAGAAGATTTCAACAGTGAATCTGCTTTTCTGAAAGCTCTTGAGCACGAAGCTTGGGAGGAATACTTGGATGTACAGGAGGATGAAGCAACTTGCAGGCATACTGTTGAGGGCATTGGCTATGCAATGACCCTTGACGAACTTGTAGCTGAGTCAGAACGTCTTGGACTGTACGAGTTGGGAACTAAGCCTGCTTCCTCTGGTTGGACACAGGAACAGCTTGAGTCGTGGCTTGAGTATTACCGGCATCACCACTTTAAATAATTCACATAGGGCTATTGACTTTCACAGTTGATAGCCCTATTATTATGTCTATGGGAACAACAAACGAGGAGAACGACATGGCAAAATTTAATGTGTCATTGAGTATTGGTTTTGTAGGCGCAAAGCATACAGACGTGCTTGAGATTGATGATGAGAACTTCGAAGGGATGGACGAAGATCAACGTGCAACATTCCTAGACGAGTGCTGGCAAGAATGGGCTAACAATTACATTGACGGCGGGATCTGGGAAGCAGAATAATTCCCAGTTTAGGAATGATGATTTATCGTTTCTGTGTCACGATTTCACAGAACGGGAATGAAAAATGGTTTTATAAAGGAGAATGAAGATGAAATCCGCCACAACGGCTGACGTAAAGAAGGCTCAAGCACAAGGGTATTTGGAGGAAAATATCATGTACCTTTTTGGTACTAGGTTTGTTCATGGAAAACGTGCTCCACAGACGTTGAACTGGTTTTTGCAACGCCATACGGGACTTCCTACTGCTTTACTTGCTGAGACAGCAGATGGTGAAATAATTGATGTAGATCTCAGGCACATCTGTTCTGCTGATAAAGGCCCGTCACAACAGCCCAAACGAAGCAAGCATAAGCCTGTAAAGGGCACACGTCCAGAAACCCTCGTCCCAATGTCCTCAGACGTTAAGCTGAAGGTGGGGGATAAGGTAGTCCTGTCGGACGGCTCACGCGCTAAAGTGGTGGAAGTTGATCTTTACACAGAGGTGGGGGTTCCTTATCGGCTCACAGGGGGTAAACGTTGGTATCGGTATTCAGGTGATGGCTTCTGTCACCTTGTACACATCCCCCACAAAATCCTCCCTTGGACGCCCCCTGCCCCTGCTTATAAGCCGGAGGATGTGGCCTTCAAGAAGGCTGAGAAGTGTGATGAAGAGCTTGCTTTTGACAAGGGCTATTGGGTTCCGTTTATCGCTACCGCTCAAACGGCGTGCCCCGAGTGGGCCAAGGAATGCAGAGTGGAGGTATTGGTGTGCGGTGCTGAAACAAAGCAGGACATTTCTCTTTATGGTTACCACTGGGATTGGGGTAATCACGGCAATACAAGTCGCATCGTAGCATACCGAAAGGCCCAACAATGAAACAATCCCTATCAACAATCACCCTCCCGTTCTTCGAGCACGAGGCTGTGCTTACGGGAGTTTTTACTCCAGAGGAAGCTACTACGTCATATAGCGCTGACGGTGATCCTGAAGATGGAGGCTGGCCTGCAGAGTTTGAGGTGTGGAGCTTCCACGTAGAAGGTGTTGATCTATACGACTTCATCAGCACAGCTACAAAGGAGCTACGCCGTGGCCCTCTTGGGCTGGAGAGTAAGTATGTGGACTATCTTGATTGGTATATCCAGATGAATATGGAGAGGATTGTGGAGCAATGTGAGGGATGCCAACATGATTAAGATCTACACGAATAGTCTTGGAGAGGGCGATTGGGTTAAAGTGTACAGAGGCAATTCCCTGTTCTACGAAGGGCACAGTATTGGACTTTTTGATTTTGTGGGTATTATTCAGTCAATCGGCGGAGAAGCTGAAGTAGTGGAATGCACGGACTCAGAGTTAGAAAATTATGGGGTTGTGCTGTGAGCATGTTTAAGGGGATGACCTGTCTTGTACTGGGGCACCACTATCACCCTTGCTACACGCTTTCAAGGGGCAAGGTGCAGTATAAATGTGAGTGCTGTGGCTACGAAACTCCTTGGCTTACGCCCAGAGAACACAAGGAGTTTAACGCACAGCAGAAGCCCACTTGGGAGGCAGGGGAAGTAATTCTCATGGTTACTGAATTAGCACTTGACATTTCTAGTAGTCTAATCTAAAATCCAATTTATCAAGAAACTTAGGAGAAACACATGCAAATTGAACTGAAGAGTCCGCAAGAGAAAGCTGAAGAAACGTACGCTATTGGGGATGTGTTGTTGGTGTCTCATAACGAGGAGGAGAAAGTAGTGGGGCTGTTCAATTATGATAATAGCTTAACTATTTTTACTATGGGTTGTGATTGGTGGACAGATCGAACAATCAAGTTCACTAATCGCGATGCTCTGACTTTGAAGGAAGTTTCCTATGTGTTGGGTAAGGCTGAAATCATTCGCAAGCTGAATGTTAAGTTGGTGGAAGTTTAATGAAAATACCCTACAAAGCATTTGGTAAGCTAAAGCTTGTGGAAGCACAGCCTCAGAATGGAGCAACTCCAGAAGACTATTACACAACTTTATGGATCGAACGTGGAGAGGATTGGTATTCTATGATGTCACCACAACTTAAAGGTAAGAAGGTGATGGTAGTGACACGGGAGGCTTGGCTTGCTGGCGAATTGATTTTGGACTAGGGCTTTCGCAGATAAGATATTGATTTTTAATTTAGGAGGATTGTATGCGTAATTGTAAAGAAGAGTTTCTGGAAGAGATTGAAGGCAAGGATGTACTGTGCGCTTATGTCACACGAGAAGATAGTCATGAGATTACTAAACAGCTTAAGGTTGGGTTTTCAGTTAAGGACTTCTCAGCCTTCCTAACAGAAATTGATTTTATCTACGATGCTGGATATGGGGGTCAAGAAGTATACGGTATCATTTGGTACAAGGACGGTACGTGGTCAGATCGTGGAGAGTATGATGGCTCTGAGTGGTGGAACTATAATCGTGTTCCAGATGTTCCTGACTGCTTGAGTTCCAAATAACCTTTTCCGATTTCCATTTAGACATTTCCAGATTGAATTTTTAATCCTTATTTTACCTTTTACCTGTGGGATTTGAGCCAAAACACACATGTTCCGTCATTTCGCTATTTATTAGGATTTGACGGAAATATGTGACAACTGTACTGGTGGAATTACCAATACAATTCAAGGATTTATAACTATACTAATGAGTACAACTTAGGGTAATCATAACTGTACAGCTCAGTACAGTTTAGACAGCTTATTCTGGGAAAATGATATGAAAGGAGGGAATCGGTGGCAATCGTGGTTGGAGATAAAGTATTTATAGAAGAATTAGGGATTTGTTTAGTTGAAGAGTGTGTTAACTTTAAGTATATCATCGTAAAAAGAGTGGAAGATAACCGACACTGTGTTGTAACTGGATATGAGATTCGAGCACAGAGGTTATCAATTCCAGTTCCAAAAACAGAAAAGCCAATTCCAATTCCTAAAAATATAATTTCGATTTATAGGGGAGTTTTGAGAAGGTGCTGTCCTAAGTTTACCGCACAACACAGACTAACGTTGTGCTACCTTGCAGATGATTTTAGAACCTTAAGGGGCTTCAGTTCTTGGTACGCATCTCAACCATTCTGCAATTTCACTGATGAGAATGGGAACGTGTATGAAATAGATAAGGATATGAAGGTAATTGGAAATAGAACCTATGGGAAAGACTATTGTTCTCTTATTCCTATTGAGATCAATGGCTTCCTTAAGCGGCATAAAATACGAGAGGATTGTTGTTATACTGGTGTGACTAGAACACAAAATCTAAAGCTTCCGTGGAGAGCTTGTATTAATAACAAACACTTCGGAGTTAAGAAAAGTAAGAGTTTCTCTGATAAAGAATCAGCACATTTGTGGTATAAAGAAGAGAAACGCGCGCTAGGTAAATTGGTAGCGGATTACTGGGAAGGACGTGTGGAGGTGCACATTCTTGACTGCCTACGGAATATTCCAGATGAGGCTTTCATACTAAGGACGTAGTTCAGTCCGTAGTGTTCAGTCACTCTGCTGGGCAATTCTCATAGGAAATTTTCGTTAGGATTTAGGCAACCCCATTTCGTTTACAACGAACCGGGGATAGTCCCTAGCTCCGAAAACCTCCCCACAGATCCTTCGGTACCCTACTAGCCTGAAGGGTCTTTGCTTGCACCAAAAGCGTGAAACTAATCGAGAACCCTCAAGGCCATAGCGGAAGCCTATCGGGCATAGCTTTTGGCAAAACTCGTGCCAGCTACCCTTTTCGGCGGCTATTGAATAAATCAATGATATACCACTTGACAAATTCTTGCTTGTTAATCTTTCGCGATTAATGGCACGGGGCTTGCTACGTGTACGCGCGTGCGTTATTCTTTTATAGCGGGATAGCCTTATAGGTAAAAGCAATAGAGAAGGGCTTACGCAATAGAAAACATTTTCTTGCTATGTTTAACGTATGGCGTAGAATTCAGTCATACCAACTAACAACCCACAAGGAAACAAGCCATGCACACACAAACCGTTATCAATGCAGCCCGCAATGTAAATCAATGGGGCCGCTTTGCAGCGAAGCGCAACATCATCAAGCGTACAGGGTATAATGAAGCCACGGCGCTGCGGTGCCTTACGGCAGCACTAATCTGCGAAGCTTGCAAGGGCTTCTGATAACGTGTTATTGTTCTCCCTGTTGTTCTCTTATTCATTCTTTATTGGAGCTTTATCATGAAAACATCTGTATCCTTCTGTGACTTCTGCGACGCTTTCCGGGCGTATGATCGTCAAGACTCTTTCAGCTATGAAGCCAAGCGCGTTATCTTCGATTATCTGGAAGATTACGAGGATTCTACTGGAGAAGAGCTGGAGCTTGATGTGGTGGCGATCTGCTGCGAATTCGACGAACAAGACGTGGACGACATCATCAGCAATTATCGTATTGACACATCAGATATTGAGCAAGATGAAGAAGGCAATGTCGATGAAGATGAAAAGCTGGAGTTAGTTGAGGAATATCTGCAGAACCACACTATCTGTCTTGGTCGCGTAGGCAATTGCTTTGTATATGCTGCTTTCTGAGGACTACACAAAATGATCACATACATCAAACACGCCAGCGGCAAGCGTATTGCAGCCAATGGCCTGAAGGCAGAAAACATTGCAGCACATTTTCACATGGCACGATCCAGTGCGCAGGATGTTCTCAAGGGTATGACACGCAAGCATTGCAAGATAGAGACAATGCAACGCATGCGGGAATGTATGCGTATTAGCTACACTGTAACGCCGAGGGGCTTAGAGTATCTGCAGGGCTCGCGCAGTATCCTTGCCGCTATTGTAGGGCTTATTGCAGAGAAAGCCGGGCAGGAAGCGTCAGACATTAGCGAAACAATGCTATCGTCTGGCTTTGCAAAGCACTCTCGGCAGCGGGTGTTGTGCGATGTTGCAAGGGCAATAGATAAGGGGTATGTTGTGCAGAGTAGTAAGCTTTCTGGCGCTATCTTCTAAGGGGAATATCATGGCTAAATTCATGTTAGAGTACACAATCAAGCATCAATCAGGAAAGACACAATGCGAAGCACATAACAGTGTTATGGAGGCTTGGTCAGATTGGGATATGGCAGTTAAGGTGCATGGGGATAAGATAAAAACTTGTCTCATCTTAGTAGATCAGGAAGGATATGACCATCCTGACAATGCCGGGAAGTTCTTCCTTTATCGTATTATTAAATAAGGCAAACATCATGCAAACCAACACAAGCCGCATTAAAGTGAAATCAAGCAAGCCCCGCAAGGCTTACACGGAACAACAGCCAAAGCAGGGGCGCAAGCCTGAGCGTATTGTTTTTTATTGGGAGAGCTAACATGCTTTATCACTTGGTGGCTATAAACGAGAAAACAGGTAACAAGGTGTACTTAACGAACGAGCCAATGACACACAAGGAAGCCTGTACAGTAAAGGGTAAGTTTTCGTATCATCCTTTGAGGCGCATTCAGCTTGAGGAGGCATAAGGGAGACAAAGCCCCGCCAATGCGGGGCTCTTCTTATGTAGCTTTTCTTTACATATCTTTACAAAACTATTTGCAAATAATCCTTGTATGTCTCTAATGTTATCGTCTACACTAGAGTCTCTGAAGCAAACAACACACAAGGGAGCGACATCATGTCACGTAGCGAATTTACTGCAAACATCGAAGGCTTCAGCTCTTATGCTTCAGTGCGTAAGCCTGTCATTGTCACTGTTACGGCCAAGTTTAACGTCATCAAGGCATTTGGCTATTGTGTTGCCTTGCTGACAATTGCTGCTGTTGTGTTTAACTAATTGGAGCTAATAACATGCTACAAATCAAGCTAACATCAGGCCATTCCCTCTCATTTGATTCTCTGGCGAGCGTTCTCGATTGGTCGCCCCATTGGGAACTAATTGAGGACGAACAAGGAGAATGTGTGTATAATTCTAATACGCGCTCTATTATTGGGCGTGTTGTTTATAACTAATCTCTCAATGAGGAAAACTACCATGGAAAACCTACGCCACATCGTTGCAGACCTAGCATCTGGGAAGGCTGTTCTCGAAGTAAGACAAAACCAACTTAAACAGGGAGTATGCATAATGGAAAACAACACCAACAAGAAAACAGTAAGACCTTTCAATCTGGAAGCATTCAAGGCAGGTGCTAAAGCGCTAACACGCGATGGGCGAGAAGCTAAGTTTGTGGGGTATTGCGAGGAGGCAAGGCAACCCCTGATCGTATATGTAACCGGTTGCCCTAGCACCGAGTCATACTGGACTACTG